GAGGAATTTTTTTGGAGTTTTGCTTATAAGAATTCATCTCTAAATCCTTTAGCTATAAATATTAATACTGCATTAGTAGAATCCTTGCACCAACCCCAACAACTTGGTGCTAAATGCCCTTATCATAAAGTTAATAAAGAAAATAATGGATATCTTAAAATTATGAATCCATGGACAGTTAAAACCCCTCCAGGTTATTCTTGTTTGTTTACACCTCCTTTAAATAATCCCGATTTTAGATTTCAAGTAATTTCAGGAATAGTAGACACTGATATATTTAACCAACCTGTTAACCTTCCAATAATAACAAATACCTTACATAAAGATATTGAAGATTGTTTAATTAAAAAGGGAACACCACTTGCACAAGTTATTCCTTTCAAAAGAGAAAACTGGAAATCTAGTTATAAAAAAGACAAGGGTAGGGATTTGCTTTATAAATTTAATTTATGGAAATCTACCTTTATCTGGACCTATAAAAATAAAGTTTGGAAGAAAAAAATATGGAAGTAAAAACAGCAATTAAGATATATGACGATGTTTTACATTTACCTACATTAGGAACATTTATAAAAGTTATTAATTCATTTAAGTTTAATCAAGCTGGGCTAGTAGGAAACGCTGATAACCCACTTGTTGTAAACGAAAAAATTAGAAAAGTATTTGATCACAGTATTAGACTAAATGGAGAAAGTCGAACTGAAACACATTGGTGGAATTTGTTATATAAAATATTTACAGACCATATAATTAAATACTGTAAAGAACTTAATTTAAATCCTAACCACACTGTAAAAAAGTTAGAGGAAATAACTGTTTTAAAATATGAAGATACTGGTCATTACGATTGGCATTCAGATCATAATTTTCTTGCTCCTCGAACATTAAGTTTAATTTATTTATTAAATAATGATTATGAAGGCGGAGAACTTATGTTCAAAAACATAACTACAGACGAAATTATAAAAATAGAAACAAAACCAAACAGGCTTATAATTTGGCCAAGTAATTTTCTTTACCCACATAAAGTTGACGCAGTTACGAAAGGAACAAGGTATTCAGTTGTATGTTGGGGACTTTAAAAAAAGATTTTAAATATAAATTAATAGATAACTTTTTTAGTAAAGAAGAGTTAATTATTTTAAATAACTATGTAGATATAAAACATAAAGATAATAGAAAAAGTTTTGATTTTAATCAATCTAACACCATGGATACATACTTTTTTGCTGACCCATTGATGGAAAGTTTTATGTTACAAAAACAATCTTTAATGGAAAAAGAAACTAACCTTAAACTTTTACCAACATATTCTTTTTGGAGAATGTATACATTAGAAGCTGAACTAAAAAAACATAAAGACAGACCTTCCTGTGAAATAAGTGTTACTGCCATGATTGGTTCGGATGGCACACAATGGCCGATATACATAGAGGGTAAACCTTTTCATTTATCTGAGGGACAAGCTATGATTTATTTAGGTTGTGAATTAGAACACTGGAGAGAACCTTTTAAAGGTGACTGGCATGCTCAAACTTTTATGCATTATGTGGATGCAAACGGAGATAACAAAAACTATAAATGGGATAGAAGAGGCTTTGTTGGACAAACAAACAATACTGCATGAAAATATTATCTATAAACACAAGTCACCATGCTTCTGTATGTGTTGTTGAAGATGGCATAGTAACTTTTTATTTAGAATCTCAAAGAATAGATCGAAAAAAATATTCATCTGATTTAGAACCTGCTTTTACTACTTTAAAGGGAGCAGAATTTGATATGTGTATTTTTTCAGGATATGAAAATCATATTACAGTTGTAGAAAAAACTAAAGATAAAATAAAAACATTAAAAGAAAAATATAAACTAAAATGGGATCGTGAAGAATTTATAAATCATCATCATTTTAATCATGCTGCTTGTGCTTTTTTTAACTCAGGTTTTAAAGAATCTTACTGTATTGTTGCTGATGGTAGTGGTATTCATCAACATAAAAATAATAAGTATTTAGGAAGAGAAATTTTTTCTATTTATAAATTAAAGCATCCTAACCAAAGAGAATTAATATATCAAATATGTGCTAATCCAGACGGGTTATTTTATCAAGAAGGAAACCAGGTGTCTGAAAACACTTTTAGTTTAGGTACAATGTTTGAAACGGTACAGAAGATTGTAGAAACAAAAGAGCCCGGTGGAGTAATGGGTTTATCAGCTTATGGTAGATATAATAAAAATATCAAAAGAATATTAAAAATAAATAAAACAGGATTTTCTACAAATTTAAAAAACCTATACAATTTATTATCTTATTTTAAAAAAGATGATAACCAATTTAATGCTCAAAACATATCTTATAGAGTTCAAAAAGATTGTGAAAGTATTGTAAAATTTTTTATTAAAAAAATATTAAAAAAAGAAAAAGACGCAAACATATGTCTTTCAGGAGGTTTCTTTCAAAACTGTGTAGCTAACTATGAGTTTTTAAAAACATCTTCTAACATCTATGTAGATCCATGGAGCCATGATGGAGGAACAGCTATTGGTGCGGGTTTAACTGCTTATTATGAATTAACTAAAGATCCTACTATAAGAACTTTAAAAAATTTATATTTAGGTCCTAAACAAGAAATAAAAAAAATTGTAAAATTAAATGTTACAGTTGAAGATTCTAATAATTGGTCTTTAAAATATGTCTTAAAAGGAGAAGAAGCAACGCCTAAACAAGTAGCTAAATTAATTTCTAATAAAAAAGTAGTTGCTATATTTCAAAGCAGATCAGAAGCTGGACCAAGAGCTTTAGGAAATAGGTCTTTATTATATGATTCTAGAGACCCTAAAGCTAAAGAAGTAGTTAACTTAATAAAAAAAAGAGAATGGTATAGACCCTATGCGGGAACTATTATTCAAGAACAAGCGCACGAGTGGTTTGATTTAAGGGGGAAAAAAGAAACACCTTTTATGTCTTATGCCTTAAAAGTTAAAAAAGACAAAGAAAAATTAATACCTGGTATTTTACACATCGATAATACATCTAGAATGCAAACACTAAAATATGAGGATAACCCAAATTATTATAACTTATTGAATGAGTTCTATAACTTAACAGGTGTACCTACTTTTTTGAATACCTCTTTAAACTTAGCGGGAGAACCCTTAGTAGAAACATTTAGTGACGCTTTGTCTTTTATAACTAGGTGTAAAGTAGACTATTTATATTTACCTGAAAAAAACTATATAGTTGTTAAGCATGAAAAGTGATAAAAATTATTTAGTTGAGTATTTATTTCCTACCCCAATATTAAGCACCGTTCTTGAAGGAGAAGATATTGAATTAGTTCAAGGTGAAATTTCAAATAAAATTAAAAATTTAAAATTTAATAAAAAACAAGAATGGGGAGACACTCATGCTTTAAGTTCTACTGACTTTAAAAAATGTGTTATCAAAGAATTAAATTTAATTAATTTTAGAAAAATATTACATATAAACTTAAAAAAATATTGTGATTCAATTAATTTTACTCCTAAAAATTATCTTAGCGAATCATGGTTTACTTTGTTTAAAAAAAATGATTATGGTCATTCTCATATTCACGGCAATGCAGATATAAGTGGAGTCTACTACTACAAGACAAATGAAAAAGATGGAGATATTTTATTTGATAATCCAAGCCCACAAGTGCAGATGTCAAAATGTTTTAGTTTAAATTCGTCTTGGAAACATACACCTAAAGTAGGTAAACTTTTACTTTTTCCAAGCTATTTAAGACATAGTGTACAAAGAAACACCACAGAAGAAGACAGAATAAGTTTATCTTTTAATATTACTTTTTTTCCTGAAAGCTATGATAACTCTAATATACGATAATTTTTTAACAAAAGAAAAATGTTTGGAATTAAAAAACACTCATAATCCGAATCAACCTATATTTAGAGACACCTATCCCATGCCTATAAATTTAAACAATACGTTGTTAGATAAAATAAATAAAGTATCTTTAGGACTGGCTAATTCTATCGTAGACTGGGCTCAGATTGTTTATTGGCCTACAAACTCTTATCAAAAATTACATTATGACACAGCATCACCAGAAACAACTTTGTCTTCGATTTGTTATTTAAATGATTCTTTCACAGGTGGACAAACTTATTTTGATGAAGGAACTATATTTTCTGTAAAAACAGGAAGAATAATTTTTTTTGATGGAAATTATTTTTTACATGGTGTAAAAAAAATAGAATCTGGAGACAGATATACTTTAGCTATATGGTATAAGAAAGCATCATGATATTAAAAAAAGCTGCATCTAAAGAACTGTTAAATTTAATTTATAGAAATGCTTTGAATAGTAAAAATTGGAATTTTTTATACCCACGAAATAATGAAGAAAAACATGCTAAAATAAATGTTTACTCAATTGAAGAACAACATGATGTTAAAGATAAATTTTTGTTAGGTTTATGCACAAGCCTTTTGTTGGAAGTTTATAAAAATGGAGGTAAAGATTATTTTAATAATAATTTTCCATCTTACATAGGTATAAGTATGAAAGATCAGTTTAGGTCTGATAACTTACATACAGACGAAGATCCTCATTATAAAAAAAATATAAAAATACTAGGTTTACTTAACCCAGAATGGAAAAAAGAATGGGGAGGTGGTTTTGTACATGGGGAAAAAATATATTCAATAGAACCTGGTGATTTCGTTGTTTTTGATTCTACAGTTTTACATAAAGCTGAAGATATCACAATAAATAAAAAAAGAATTGCTTTAGATTTTTCTTTGGATGGGATTTAATGTTTGATTACACAATTAATATAATGCCTAAACAATTAGATCTATTTTTATTAGAAAGTAAAATACAAGATATGTCTTGTATAAATTATTTTAAAGAAAAAATAGATGCAGGTGTTATTAATTCTGACAATAATAAAAAAACTAATGTAAAAGGTAAAATGACAGATTGGAAATATTTTAATGATGATGAAGTGCTCCATAAATTTTTAAGAGAAATAAACCACCTTATGTTTAAATTTGTACTTCCACATCAAAAACTTTTACTTCAATCTTCTTGGGGAAATATTCTACAAGGAGAAGATTATGTAGAACAACATGATCATATAGGTGCTAATATTTCTGGTGTTCTTTATTTAACTGATATAGGTCCTGGACTTGATTTTCCTGATTTTAAGAGAACTATTAAAGAAGAGACAGGTAAATTTATATTATTTCATCCCAATAGTTCTCATGGTGTAAAAAAAACAAATCTAAAAGAAAAAAGATACACTTTAGCTTTTAATGTATATGCAACAAATTATTGGGAATAGTGAAGATATTTATAAAAGTTCTATCGAGATTGATACTTTTAAAATAATAGAATATTTTAATAAAAATAATCACCTTGTAAGGTCACAAAAATTAGATAACACTACGGTTAATTATCTTTCTATAAATTATACTTCTGATAAATACGTTTTAAATATACGTAATCAAATAAATTCTTTTGTATCCGACAAAATAAAAGACCATCGTCTACTTCAATCTGATATAGTTGAATGGTCAGAAGGGTCTAATATGAAACCTCATAAAGACCTTTATGAATCCGGTCATCACTATGTTGCTATATTATATATAAATGATGATTATGAAGGAGGAGAAACTTTAATTGAATTTAAAAATAGACCTCTCAAAGTTTTTCCAAAAAAAGGTAAAGTGGTTTGTTTTAATGGTATGGATAATATGCATTCTGTGTGCCCTATATATAAAAGTAAAAGATACACAATTATTTCTTGGTTTTGTAAAGAAATTTAAAGCTATATTTTTTAATCAATAAATTGTATATAGTATATAATTATGCTACAGAAACTAGGATTTTTACCAGGATTTAATAAACAAGTAACCTCAACAGGTGCTGAATCTCAATGGACAGACGGCGAAAATGTACGTTTTAGATATGGTACACCTGAAAAAATAGGTGGTTGGAATCAATTAGGACAAGATAAATTAACAGGTGCTACTAGGGGTTTGCATCATTTTG